GGTTTTGTGTGTCGTTGTGCATGGTTTTTTCTCCTTTCAGGTTGCTTGTGTTGTCTTGATAAAGCTACTTTACCCCAAATTATATCTTTGTATAGTGAACAAAATGAGAACATCTCATAAAGTTGTGGATAAATCTGTGGATAACTATTGATTTCTGCAGAAATTTCTTTTATTCGTACTAAATAAACTTTTTACTATTTTATTTTGAGTGATTTTTCACTTGCTGGATAAGCATTTTATTGACTATCAACTGGATATTTCACACGGAAAATGAAATGTATCTGAAAGTTCCCAGAGAAAAGAGAAAATACGATAAGCCTCGAAACCCTAACGGGCGCCCTGTTGGCATAAAGAATAAGGTTACGCGCAAGGCTAGGGAGGCGATAACGGCGTTTATTGATGAAACTTCCGAGGATATAGGCGGTTGGGTTAATGAGATTTATAGGGACAATGGTGCTAAAGACGCCCTGACGGCGTATGTTGCGTTGCTTGAGTTTGCCATTCCTAAGCTTGCGCGGTATGACGTTAAGAGTGAAGTTACTATCACGGCAGACATAGAAGCTTTACAGCGCGCACGAGATAGAATTGCCAGAATGGACGAATCAACAAAGATGATCGAAGGGACATATGAGCGAATTCAAGAGCTTAGCTGAGGAAGTATCACAATTTTATGACAGCCCGTATAAATTTGTTGTATGGGCGTTTGATTGGGGATATGGCACTCTTAAGGGTTTTGATGGTCCTGACGAATGGGCGCAAAGTTATTTATTGCAAATAGGATCACAAGTTAAGAAGAGGCGGTTTAATGGTGTTGATGCTGTCGAGCCTCAAAGGTACGCCGTTGCGTCAGGCCATGGTATTGGAAAGCTCCATAGCTACAATGTGATTGTTCCAACGCCTTCAGGCAAGCGAAGATGGGGGGATTTAAATATTGGTGACATGGTTTTCGGCGGTGATGGGTATCCAACGCAAATTATTGGAACAAAACATTATAAAGATGTTCCGATGTATCGTGTTTCGTTTGATGATGGAAGTTATTGTGATGTATCGAGCGGACATTTGTGGAATGTACGCGGGAGGCAAGAGCGCAGGAATAAAAAGGACAGCTGGAGGACTTTAGAGACTATCGACATTTTAGAAATCGGAGTTAAGAGACATAATGGTTGCACAATGGCAAAACAATGGGAGATTCCCATCCAAGGAGCGGCACAGTTTGAAGAAAGAGAAGTTGACCTACACCCTTATTTGGTCGGTATTTGGTTGGGCGATGGGTCAAAAGGTCAACCTATTTACAAAGCTCCTGAAATTGCAGAGTCTTATCTAATAACAAACTCATCGCATCTATTCAAAGAAGGTGTTTTTACACTAGGATCTCATGAGAGATATATTCCTGATGAGTACAAATATAATACTATTAAAAACAGAATGGAATTGTTTAAGGGGTTATGTGATTCGGACGGAGAGGTTCACGCTTCGGGATCGATTGGGTATTCAACAACATCAAAAAGACTAGCTGATGACATTATATGGCTTTCACGGTCATTGGGTTGTAAGGCACAATTGCAAGATACCGTGAAGCAAGGATGGTATTCGGACGAAGGCGGGGAAAGAGTTGAATGTCGTGATTGTTACCGAGTGACCATCAATTCACCGTTCAACCCATTTACATTGGATCATAGAAAAGAAAGATACAAACCGTCGGATCATAGGTATTTAACGAGGTGGATTGACAGTATAGAGCCGATTGATAATGCCGACGGTATGTGTATCACGGTTTCAAACGCTGATGGTCTTTACCTGGCAAACGACTTTATTCCTACGCACAACAGCTGTCTTACGGCATGGCTGATCTTGTGGATCATGTCAACAAGGCCGAATTGCAAGGGAATTGTAACGGCAAACACGAGCGCACAGCTTGAATCAAAGACATGGGCGGAATTGGCAAAATGGCGGAAGTTATGCAAGACGGGGGATTGGTTTGAGCTTAATAGTGGCAAAGGCTCTTTGAAAATGTACCATAAGGAATACCCCGAGACATGGCGCGTTGATGCACAAACGTGCCGTGAGGAAAATAGCGAATCATTCGCAGGGTTGCATGCGGCAGGATCGACTCCATTCTACCTATTCGATGAATCGTCAGCAATACCTGATAAAATATGGGAGGTTGCCGAAGGGGGCATGACTGACGGCGAGCCTATGTGGTTTGTTTTCGGCAATCCAACACGTAACACGGGACGTTTTAGGGAATGTTTCGGAAAGAATAAACATCGATGGTTTACGCGTCAAATTGATTCGCGTGATGTTAAAATCACGAATAAGACTCAAATTAAACAATGGGTTGACGATTATGGCGAGGATTCCGATTTTGTTCGTGTTCGTGTAAAGGGAGAATTTCCACGTGCTGGCTCTATGCAATTTATATCTAGCGAGGATGTGGAAGCGGCGAGGAAGCGCGAGCCTATCACAAGCATTTATGATCCTTGTGTTTTGGGAATTGACGTTGCACGTTTTGGCGATGATGAAACAGTTTTATGTATAAGGCGTGGGCGTGATGCGCGGTCCGTTGAATGGGTTACGATGCGCGGGGCTTGCACAATGACTGTTGCGGCCCGTGCTGTTGATATGATTAACCTTTACAGCCCCGATATGTGTTTTGTTGACGAAGGTGGCGTTGGCGGAGGCGTTGTTGATAGGTTGAATCAATTAAGGTATTCTGTAATTGGTGTCCAATTTGGCGGAAAATCTGATAGAGCTATTTTGTCAGGTCAAGGGGCGGTTGGATATAAGAACAAGAGGGCCGAGATGTGGGGTAATATGAAAGAATGGCTAAAAGGAGGCTCTATACCTGATGATCCTGATCTTGCTTCTCAATTAACAGGGGTTGAATATGGTTATGTTTTACAGGGCGGGCAGGATGTTATTGTATTAGAGAGAAAGGAGGACATGAAAAAGCGCGGGTTGAGTTCGCCTGACAAAGCCGATGCACTTTGTCTAACTTTTTCATATTCTGTAAATAAAAGCGATCATTCCCATACGTTTGGCAAGAATAAGGTTGGGTTCACGTCTTCTTATGATCCGCTTGATGATAAGTATATCTTAAACAACTAGGAGATATTGCAATGGGGCTAGTGAGTGGTAGTGGAGGAGGCGGAAACGTTGCGGGCCCTATAGTCGCGGGTGGTGTTATGCCTAGCAGTAGCTTTATTGTTAAGCCTGAACAACTAAGCTCTACAACTACAAAAACTGCTGTGCAACCTGAACAATCTTCATCGCCTGAAATGACTATGAGTGCAGGACCTACGGCTATACAAAAGCTCGGTGTTTCTAATGTGAAGGAGGGTGTTAATAATACGTTGTCCACGTTAGGAGGGCAATCTCAAAACAAGTCGCTTTTAGGACAATAACATATCCTTGATAAAATGTAGATTATAATATAGGTTAAGTTGTTTTTATTTTCTATGGTGAACAATATGGGATTCGGTGGACCTTCCACGCCTACTTATACGCCTCCGCCTGCACCTCCGCCTATGGCAGCACCTGCGACACTTGCTAGTTCGTCTGTGGCGACTAGGCAGACTCCCGGCGTTAATCAAGCGTATGAGGGAACGTTAGCTAGCGGAGGCGGTCAAGGTGTTGATCCTGCATCTGTGCGGACTGGCAAGACTACTTTGGGCGGTACATAATGTTATATGAAGATGTTACTCATTACATGAAATCATCGCCTTTGCTTTTATCCAAGCAGGGCGATGAACCATCTGGCGAAAATAACCTCATGGAGTATGAAGTCTGGAGTTCCATGAGTGAACATCTAACATCTAAGCTTTTGTCTTTGTACGCATGGCGACAGACATGGTGGAGCACTAATTGGAATGACATTGCTAGGTATATTGCGCCTAGGCGTTCTTTGTTTACGACGCAAGCCTCTGGCGGATTGCCAACGCCTAATTCTATGATGCGCGGGATACCTATTAACAATGCGATTGTTGATCCAACAGCGACATTAGCTTTAAGATATTGTGCTGGTGGTTTAGCAAGTAACTTGGCAAAGCCTAGCGCACCATGGTTTAAGATTATGGCGATGTTGCAAGGTTCAAGCATTGATTCAGATGCGCGTAAGTGGGTTGAAGATACTGAAAACCGAATGTATGGGGTTTTGAGTATAAGTAATTTCTACAACGCTTTTGTTCAAGAATGTGAAGATATTGCAGCTTATGGAACATCTCCTGCCATAATATATGAAGATGAACAAAGCGTTATACGAGTGCACGTTCCATGTATTGGAGAGTATTACTTGGATGTTGATGCCTCTAATAGAGTAACTGGATTATATCGTCTTATACTAATGACCACGGCACAAATGGTGGACTTCTTTGGTATTAACTATGTTAATAATGAGGTTGCTAAGCTGTGGAAGGGCAAGGGTGCGGGTTTACAAACTGAACATATTGTTGCCCATGCTATTGAGCCTAATTATTCGGTTGGATCAAATAAGGATTGGAAGCTACCTGGCGGGTTCCCATGGCGTGAGGTATATTGGATGTATGGGGATGCTGGGAAGCAGCCTTGTGCGGTTAGGGGATTTTGGGATCAGCCTTTTAGTGCTAGTAGGTGGGCAACGCAGGGGAATGATGCGTATGGTAGATCGCAAGGCATGGACGTTATTCCTGATGTGAAGCAATTACAGGTTATGACGCGACGTAAGGCGGAGGGTATTGAGAAGCAATTTCGACCGCCAATGATTGCGGATGAGAAGCTTAAGAATCAGCCTAGCAGTGGTTTACCTGGTCATGTGACATATATGCCTGGTTTGGATGCTCATAATGGCATGAGATCAATTTATACTGTGAATCCTGATATTAAGGCGTTGTCTGCTGATATACAGTCGATACAACAAAGGATTGAGCGGGGATTTTTTAAAGACATATTTATGGCTATTAGCAATTTACAAGGCGACCAAAGGACTGCAACGGAGATACAAGCGAGACGGGCGGAAGCAATGCAGGTTTTGGGGCCTGTTGTTGAGAATTTGATTACGGAGAATTTGAGACCTAAGTTAAAGCGCATCTTTTCTATTATGAAGCGCAAGGGTCTTATTGATCCTATGCCAAAGAGTCTTGTTGGTGTTCCGCTTGGTTTTGATTTTGTTAGTAGTCTTGCATTAGCACAGAAGGCTTCTAGTATTGGAGCTATGGAGCGTGCTGCAAGCTTGATTGGTAACTTATCGTCTGTATTTCCTGATGCACGTGATAAACTTGATGTTGACGATTTTATTGATGAAGCGTTTGCGATGATGGGCACACCTGCTACGATACTTCATGATAAGGATTTTGTTAAGAATGTTCGTGATGAAAGAGCTAAGCAACAACAGGCTGTTCAGGCACAAGCGCACATGGCACAGGCAGCACAGACGGCACAGACTGGAGCACAAGCCGCTAATGTATTATCAAACACGACAGTTGGGGCTGGGAAAACTGCACTTGACGCCATGATCGGGTCGTGATATTTCATACTTAGGTATATTAACCAAGGTATAGGGACTTTAATATGAAATTGAAAGAAAATGAAGGTGATCCTAGGACGCAAGTTGTTGTAGGCATTGAGTTATTATCTGCATTAAACCAAGCTATAGGAGGTGCGGAGCAGATGTGTTTTCAGCGTCGTGATCCTAGGTTTCTACTTATAAGAGATGGATTATATGCTGTTAAACAAGTTTGCATTGAGACTCTTCCTAAGAGCATAATCGTTGGAGAACGCGAGAAGAAAGTGATGTTGGTGAAATAGCATGTCAATGACAACGCAAGAATCGTTTGAGAGATTGATTGAAGGTTTATGTTGTGCCGCTTCATGCTGTAGAGAGCTTGGGGTTATGACTAAGATCGGGGCTTGGGGTGATTTATCAAAACAATTATTGATTACGGCTAATAAGAGCAAAGAGATGTATAAAGAAAAGCCATTATCTGAGTTTCAGGTTTTAAAGCTTGTGACGGAGATTGAGGACGCACAGAAACTTGCGTCTATGATGAGGTAATATGTTTGATGATAATGAAGATCAACTAACAGATTCATTTGATGCGAATGATCCTGATTCTATTATTGAAGCTGAGAAAGAATCCTTACGTTTAAGGAACAAGAAGTTACGCATTATTGAATCAATTATGAATGATGAAGATGGCAGAGCATGGATGTTTGATTTTCTTGATTCTAACTGTCATATTTTTTCTGAAAACTCCCTTAATGGAACAATAGAGCGCAATGCGAAGTTTGAAGGTGAGAGGGCTGTTGGGTTACGTGTCCTTTCTCAAGTTATGGAGGTATCTCCTGAGATGTTTTGGAAGATGAGAATGGAAGTTCTCGAACGAGAAAAGGCAAAGAAATGAAGTTGAGCAGTAGAGAGAAAGAGATTTTACAGCTTGTATCTGAGGGAAAGTCATATAAGCAAGTTGCATATTTCCTTGGTATTTCCAT